CGCACGGGAGTACGTGGGTGCGCTACTTGGCGCTACTTCTGCTATAGTGTTGTTCTATGCTGTTTTGAAGGTGGTGTAATGAAGATGGAAGAGCAGCAAACGCTAGACGAGTTTCTGCGACGAGACGCCGCTGATGCCGTTATGGACGATGCGATGTATATATTCGCAAATGGAGAGATGACGTTTGACCAAGCTCTCATGGCACTACTTATATCTGAGTTACGTGGGTTAAATCTGGTACTTGATTCTCGATGAGCGTAGCACCGTGGTCATTTAGTAAGATAAAGGCGTTCCAGCAGTGCCCTAAACAGTTCTACCATGAGAAGGTGCTCAAGCAGTACCCGTTCAAGGAGTCTGAAGCGACACTGTATGGAACAGCTTTTCACGAAGCTGCGGAGACTTATATCCGTGACGGTGGTGAGCTAGATCCACGGTTCAGTTACGCACAGGGTATGTTAGATGCACTGAACGCCAAGAAAGGCGAGAAGCTATGCGAGATCAAGATGGGACTGACCAAGGATCTGGAAGCGTGTAGCTTCTTTGCTGACGATGTTTGGTTCCGAGGTATCGCCGATCTTGTGATCTTGAACCGCGAAGACAAGCTCGCATGGGTGATTGACTACAAGACTGGCAAGTCGGCAAGATATGCAGACAAGGGACAGCTAGAGCTTATGGCTCTGGCTACCTTCAAGCACTATCCTGAGATCGAGACCGTTCGCGCAGGATTATTGTTCGTAGTGAGCAATGACTTAATTCGAGACCGGTATTCGATTGAAGACCAAGAAAAGCTATGGACGAAGTGGCTGAGTAAATACAGCGATATGGAAACTTCTTTTGAGCACGATACTTGGAACCCCAACCCTAGTGGCCTATGTAAAGCATGGTGCCCTGTGTTGGAGTGTCCACATAACGGAAAGAACTGATGCCGTACAAGAATCCGAAGGATCGTAAGAAACAGAAAAACCCCCCAGTGGGTAGCCCTGCACACGAAGCACGTATGGAGAGACAACGTGCCAGACGCGCTATGGACAGAACGAGCCGTGATACCAACAACAACGGCAAAGCGGACAAGCGAGAGGGTAAGGACGTAAGCCACAACAAGATGTTAAGTCGTGGTGGTAGTAACAAAGACGGCGTTCGTATAGAGAGCGCCAGTAAGAATAGAAGTCGCAATGGCAAGAAGCCCCTAAAGAAAGCGACTCATCGACCTCAACGTAGGTCATAAACAGTTTAGACCAAGGCACTTTCCTGCCTGTTAGCACCGTTCCCGTCCGGTGTGGTCGTCTGGCGGGCTTTTTAACCGCGTGTAGTGGACACCCACTTCGCGCTTTTTTTGCATGGAAGGGTAAATGAAAGTAATAGATAACAAGGCGCTGCTATTGCGGCTACGTGACCCACGGAAAGTTACCGAGGTCATACCAAAGAGTAAGGAGTTATCAGGTAACCGTGTGGTGGTTAACTGGGGCGTAGACGAGGCCCACGTACTCAAGAATCTAAACATAAACGCGCCATCGCCCATCGAAGGCAAGTATAAGTGGACGGGCAAGTACAAACCGTTCGAGCACCAGAAGGCCACGGCTGGGTTCCTGACACTCAACAAACGTGCGTTCTGTTTCAACGAACAGGGCACTGGCAAGACTGCAAGTGCTATCTGGGCAGCCGACTTCCTAATGAAGCAAGGCCGTATCAAACGCGCTCTGGTCATCTGCCCTCTATCTATTATGGATTCGGCGTGGCGTGAGGATCTATTTAGCTTCGCTATGCACCGCAAGGTAGATATAGCCCACGGTTCAGCGAAGAAAAGAACCGCTGTAATCGAAAGCGATGCGGAGTTCGTGATAATAAATTATGACGGTGTGGCAATCGTAGCGGACGCCATAGCCAACGGTGGGTTCGACCTAGTGATTGTGGATGAAGCCACGCACTACAAGAATGCCCAGACTGACAGGTGGAAGACACTCAACAAGTTACTTGGCCCTGACACATGGCTGTGGATGATGACGGGTACACCCGCTGCACAAAGTCCGTTGGATGCGTACGGTCTGGCTAAACTTGTTAACCCGAGAGCTGTGCCACGCTTCTTTGGTTCGTTCCGCGATCAGGTAATGTACAAAGTGACCAACTTCAAATGGGTACCTAAGCCCGAAGCTACCGAGATAGTGTTCGGCGCACTGCAACCAGCCATACGGTACACAAAAGAAGAGTGTCTGGATCTACCTGACATGGTGTACACCACCCGTGAAGTACCGCTGACACGCCAGCAAGAGAAATACTACAAAGAACTGAAGAACCGCATGGTTATGGAAGCTGCGGAAGAGACAGTCACGGCAGCTACAGCAGCGGTCAACATGAACAAATTACTGCAAATAAGTTCTGGTGCGGTGTACACCGATGACAATGCGGTGGTGGAGTTCGACATCAAGCACCGATACAAAGTGCTACGCGAGGTGATTGACGAGTCCAGTAAGAAGGTACTCGTGTTCGTGCCGTTCAAGCATACGATCCAGCTACTTACTGACAAGCTACGCAAGGACAAGATACCCACAGAGATTATCAGTGGGGCTGTCAGTGCCACCGAGCGTACGCGCATATTCAAAGAGTTCCAAGAGACAGATACCCCACGAGTGCTGGTCATCCAGCCGCAAGCTGCGGCACACGGCGTTACGCTGACCGCTGCGAACACAATTGTATGGTGGGGGCCAACCAGTTCGGTAGAAACCTACGCGCAGGCCAACGCACGTATCCACAGGGCGGGGCAAGATCATAAGTGTACAGTGGTGCAGCTACAAGGATCTCACATAGAAAAGCGCGTGTACGCATTACTAGATAACAAAATAGACACACATACAAAAATTATTGATCTTTACAAAGAAATACTTGATTAAGCCATTGCCTACCACTATATTGCATTTCTCGGCAATGGAAGGACGAAAACATGGCTGATGCGAAGAACGTGGGTGGAGTACCCCTTGGGAAATTGACTGAGGTATATCTCAAGATCAAGGACGAAAGGGAACGCCTATCCGCTGAATACAGGGAAGCTGACGGCAAGCTCGTCAGTAAACAAGAAAAAATAAAGGCCGCACTACTCGACTACTTAAAAGAGAACGACATCAAAAGTGTCAAAACGGATGCTGGTACGTTTTACCGTACGGTTAGGCAGAAGTATTGGACTAGCGACTGGGAACACATGCACGAGTTTATTCTTGAGCATGGCGTACCTGAGTTCTTGGATAAGCGCCTGAACCAGAAGAACGTACGGGAGTTCCTAGAAGAAAACCCAGACCTTCTACCTAAAGGCTTAAACGTAGACGCAGAGTACGCGCTCACGATAAGGAAGGCATGATGGAGCAATTAGTTCCGATTGAGGATGTTGCAAAGCACTTTGGTGTGTCATTATCCACGACCCGTAAATGGGTGCGGGATGGGGTCATACCGAGCAATACCTACATAAAAGTGGGTAAAACGCAGCGGTTCGCTTTGGCGAGTATCGCGGAGGCTTTGCTAAAAGGTGACTCAGAAGATGATGGCCCAATGGTAGGTGGTGTAGATCTGGCCGACGTGCCAGACACCGCAGACTTTGATCCATCGGCATTTGATCCTGATGCGGACATTTAATGCGCCGAATCAGTATACAGGGTAGCAAGTTTACTGGGTTAGACATCCAGTCGGATCGCACGGAGATAGACGTAGTTATTGTGAATGCAGCGGTAGTATCACGCGCATATTACAAAGACGACTACGATCCTAGCGCCAAGCGGCTTCCGACATGTTGGTCTAGCGATACCCAGAGACCAGCTCCCGAGGTGCCGCCGAGCCAGAGACAGAGTACGCGCTGCATCGACTGTACGCAGAATGTCCGAGGCTCTGGCAATGGAGGGGGTAGGGCTTGTAGGTTTAGCCAGCGTTTAGCCGTTGTTGAAGAACAAGCGTTAGACACAGTGTATCAACTACAAGTACCTGCCTCGTCCATATTTGGCAAAGCTCAAGGTAGAAGCTCTATGCCTCTACAGGCTTACGCCAAGTTTTTGAGTGGGCACGGGACGCCGAGTGCGGCGGTAGTGACGAGGATTAGTTTTGATGCGGGTAGCCCTGTACCAAAGCTGTTCTTCTACCCACAGCGACCATTAGAAGAAGAGGAACTACGGAAAGTTAAATTGATGGTGGATGACGATGACACGTTAGCAGCTATTGCTTTCGACATTGTTCCACACAACCGCGAAGGTTCGCCCTTCGCTGCGACTGAAGGGTTCACGATAACTAGCCAAAGTAAGGAGACCAACAATGGCTGAAGCGAATATGTACTACACAATTGAGGGCGTGAAAGCTCTCTACCCGAAGCTCGATGCTACCTACAAGTTCGATAACAAAGCGAACGGTGGTAAGGGCGGATCTGTTAAGTGTGACCCACTGGATGACGGTGCGGCATACGAGATGTCTTTCGTGATGTCTGAGACAGAAGCTAAAGCCTTGTACAAGGCGATGGCAGCGGCCTACAAAGCCAAGAAAGAGAAGGGCTGGCCCGACAAGTTTGCACTGCCGTTCAAGAAAGATGACGACGGCAACTACGTTGGTAAGGCCAAGTTGAAGGGTGCTTACGGTACCGACAAGACCACGCCACCACTGCAAGTGGACGCGCAGAATAACAAGCTGCCAGCGGACTTTCAGTTGACTAGCGGTAGCACCGTAAATATCGCTTTCACTTTCGTACCGTACTCTATGCGTGACAATGGCGTTAGCCTGCGTCTGAACGGCGTGCAGGTAACCGAATACGTGCCGATGGTGTCACGTTCACCCTTCGGTATTGTGGAAGGTGGGTTCGTAGCACAACCTGATAATCCGTTTAGTGATACTACTAGCAGTGTCAAGAGCACCGATGTCGCGTTAGATGACGATGACTCTGACGATATATTTGGCGATGAGCCAGATACCTCCGAAGTGGAGGAACCCAAGAAGGTCGTAAAGAAATCTGCCCCCGCACCCAAGGAAGATGACGACGATCTGAGTGCCATTGTTGACGGTTGGGATGACTAACCACTAACAATCACTCCACTATGGCTAGGTCTTGCCGAAAAGGATGCGCCGACATCCCTGCCATAGTGTCTCTCGGCATTGGGTGCAACCATGAATACAAGAGAATTTTTACGGTGGGTACTACCCACAGAAGGTGTGTACGTCGCTCTACAATACGGCCTAGCGTCGAACGGGGTACGGCAGACATACTTTCACTCAACAGATGAATTAGCAGAAGCCGCCGAATACCACGACAGTGAAGGGTGGGACATGTACTTTGCGATGAGTAACTTCAAGGAAGAAGGTACCCGCAAAGGTGATGACGCTAAACAGATTAAGTCATTCTTCTTAGACTTAGACGTTGGCGAAGACAAAGTAGCTAAGAACGAGGGGTTCGCTACACAGGGAGAGGCGTTACGCAGGCTACAAGAATTTATCGTAGCCCTAGAATTACCAAAACCTCTTATCGTTAACTCTGGGCGTGGTATACACGTTTACTGGGTGCTATCTGAATCCGTTGCTGTAGAGCAGTGGAAGGTAGTGGCTGACCAGTTCAAGGCCAAGTGCAAAGAGTTCGGGCTTGAGATAGACCCCGCAGTACCTGCCGATATAGCGCGGGTTCTCCGCATAGTGGGTACGCATAACCACAAACCTGACACTCCTGCACCAGTAGAAGTTATAGGTAAGACTCCCGATACGGTTAACTTTGACTTCTTTGCCAGTAAGCTGGGGATGGACACGATACCAGTTCCCAAGAAGTACGTACCTGCGGAGGGGCCAGCAAGCCTACGCGATGCGATCATTCAGAACTATAAGTACGAGTTCAGAACCATACTGCTCAAGGCACAGAACGGTAATGGGTGTGAGCAGCTACGCCGCATAATAAAAGGCCAAGCTGAGACGAGTGAGCCTATGTGGAGGGCAGGTCTGTCCATCGCTAAGTTCTGCGAAGACGGTGAGAAGGCTGCGCACAAGATTTCAAACCAGCACCCTGAATACACGCCAGAGCTAACGCTGAAGAAGCTGGATCTGATTAAGGGGCCGTACCGTTGCACGACGTTCGATGAGAATGAAGGCGGTGTCTGCACAGAGTGCCCACACTGGGGTAAGATTAGTTCGCCGATTGTGCTGGGGCGTAAGGTGGCTGAAGCAGAAGCCAACGAAGATGGCACGTATGTCGTTGAGTCGGGTGAGTCGGGTGAGTCGGGTGATTTACTAGAAGGTACGCTACTTCCGGGTTTTGCTAGTCAAGAACTTTCTGCACAACATGTTATACCAGTCTACCCGCGCCCATACTTCCGTGGCCAGAACGGCGGTGTGTATGTCAGGAACATAAGCCAAGACGGGGAAGTTGATGAGCATGTCATCTACCACAACGACATCTACATTACGCAGCGGTTATTAGACGTAGAAGACGGGGAGTCCGTAGTTTGTAGGATACACCTGCCACAAGACGGTGTACGTGAGTTTACAATGCCTCTTACGGCGGTAACTTCACGAGAAGAATTTAGAAAAAACATGGCGATGCAAGGCGTTGCCATCCCTCAACTAAACGATTTGATGCAATATATGATTACTTGGGTAAACGAATTACAAGCAACCTCTACAGCAGCCACGGCACGTCGCCAGTTCGGTTGGGTAGATGAGAACATGGACGCCTTTGTCGTAGGAAACAAAGAAATACGCGCAGACCGCATTGACCACAACCCCCCGTCCACACCGACAGCCGCACTAATCCCGTACCTCAAACCGAAAGGTACGTTGGAAGCGTGGAAAAAAATGGCTAATTTCTACAACACGCGGCCTGAACTGGTGATGCACCAGTACGTTGTAAGCACAGCGTTCGGTTCTCCGCTGATGAGTTTCTTGCCTCAGAATGCTTGCGCGTTACACATACACAGCCCACTTAGCGGGTGCGGTAAGACAGCAGCTATACGGGTAGCGGGTTCGGTGTGGGGTGCTCAGAAGGGCATGATGATAACCGCAAAGGATACCGACGCGATAAAATTTAACCGTGCGGAGGTGCTGCACAACTTACCGTTTTACATAGACGAATTGACCAATGAGAAAAGTGAGCAGCTAAGTGACTTAGCATATCAAATATCTTCTGGCGAACAGCGTGGGCGTATGGCTGGTGGGGCTAATCTCGAACGTGCTCGTGGTGAACCGTGGCACCTCTCTTGTGTAACTACAGGTAATGCCAGTGTCATTGAGCGTATTGCAGCCGAGAAGCAAGCGCCGAAAGCAGAGGCACAGAGGATAATGGAATGGAGGGCACAGCGGGTATTCACCAGCACGGAGGAGAAGAAAGGTACGGATGCGTTCGATAGGTCTATTGAAGAAAACTATGGGCACGCTGGGATTATCTATATTCAGTGGGTCATGCAGAACTTAGAAGACGTTAAGAAGCTCGTACTTGGGTTTCAGCGTAAGGTTGACGAAGCGGCAGGGCTTACATCAGAAAACCGTTTCTGGTCTGCCGGAGCTGCTACCACACTAGCTGGGGCGTATATCGCCAATAAATTGGAGCTAATTGACTACGATATGAAGGCGCTGTTTGCTTGGACTATAAAGCTGCTCAAGGCAAACCTACAATCGGTTAGCGATATGGGGTCATCAGTAGAACAAACACTCAACGACTACCTGACTGAAAACTACAACAACGTACTGGTAATCAAAAGCACAGATGATCTACGTAGCGGTTCAGGTAACGGGCTGGATAGCATAATCATACCCGACGCACTACCGAAAGGTAGGCTAGTGGCACGGTACGAGACGGACACAAAGAAGGCGTACTTAGTTCCAAGGTTCTTAAAGGCTTGGTGTGCCACACATCAGATCAACTACGGCGCGTTTACGAGCGACCTGATTAACAAGTTAGGCGGTAAGCGTGGGTCTATGCGGTTAGGTAAAGGTACACACTTAGGGTCGGCTATGCCTGCGTATAGAGTGTTGATAGTTGACTGCAAGATGTTTGCTAAAACTAACGAAGATGAGGAAAATTTAGATGACGGCGACGTTCATGGCAGCGATACGAGCACAGGAGAAGGTAGTGGAGGAGGGGAAGAAGATTAAACCCAATACTTCTCCGTACGACAGGAAAAGCCCTAGCTACCAACCGGTCTACACTGAAGATCAGATAAAGCTGGTGCTAAAGCTGCGTCAGGAAGGTATGAAGCAAAAAGAGATAGCCGATATGCTGGGGTTTAGGCCACATACCGTAAAAAACTTATGTACTCGTTACCGTTTAGCCGATGGTAGATTAGAAAAACAGTGGTTATAACCCGTAAGACGTACGATATAGACGCCGACGGGGTACGTATCGTGGTGGACTGGGGCGCTATGGTGGTAGGAAGTTCGTTATTTGTGCCGTGTATCGACACAGATAAGGTACTACAGCAGATTAAGCGCATCTGCGTGGACGAGATGGGGTGGGATATTATAGCTAAGGCAGTCATAAGTAGTTCGCACACAGGG